CGTGCGTACCGATTAATCTACGACGAATGGTTTCGCGACGAAAATCTACAGGACCCAATAATGACGCCGGAAATGCACGGCGATGGTCCTGACAATGGCGACAGCTACCAAACAAAAACAGCAATACGCGGCAAGCGTTTTGACTATTTTACGTCGGCACTTTTATGGCCACAAAAAGGTCCGGACGTGAATATAGGCCTTGCCGGACAGGCTTCTGTACACGGCATAGGCATGGCCACACAAGCCTACACTAACCTATCGAACGAATGGTTCGAAACCGGCGACACATCAGGAGGCGGTGCACAGGTAGGCGAATCACAACTACTCACCGGAAACGACGAGTCACCCCATCACTTCATACAAGAGGATCCCGAAAATCCGGGATACCCCAACATATACGCCCAGCTAGACGAAGCTGGGGCAGTATCAATCAACCAACTACGTGAAGCCTTCCAAATACAGAAAATGTATGAGCGGGACGCTCGAGGCGGAACACGATACACAGAAATCATCAAAGCTCACTTTGGTGTTACATCTCCAGACGCAAGGCTCCAACGTCCGGAGTACCTTGGGGGCGGAACGACCCCTATCAACGTCAACCCTATAAACTCAACAGCCGAGACGGACCCTACAGGAGGCCCTGAGGGACGCATCCTCGGCGCACTGTCAGCCGTGGTAACCGGAGCCTTCACCGGACACGGCTTCTCAAAATCATTCACAGAACATGGAATCGTCATCGGACTGGTATCAGTACGAGCCGATCTCACATACCAGCAGGGGATACCCCGCATGTTCAACAGGTCAGAGAAGTTCGACTTCTATTGGCCTGCCCTCGCTCACCTGGGGGAGCAGGAAATCTTAAATCAGGAACTGTTCTATTCAAATGACGCTGCCGTAGACACAGAGGTCTTCGGCTATCAGGAGCGATTCGCGGAATACCGCTACGCTCCATCAAAAATCACCGGAATCTTCCGGTCAGACCACCCAACATCACTAGATGCATGGCATCTATCAGAGGACTTTACAGTCCTACCAACACTGTCGGAAGAATTCATCCGACACGAACCACCACTGGACCGCGTAATAGCGGTCACAGACGAGCCACACTTTATCGCTGACTTCTGGCATCAATTCAGATGTGCACGACCCATGCCCATGTATGGCGTGCCCGGCAACATAGACAGATTCTAATGCCGCCCATCGACCCAGTAACAGCAGCAGCAGTAATTGGCGGTGCAGCCACCTTATTCGGTGGCGAACGCCGCAACGCCGCGCAGAAAGCGCAATCACAAAAACAAATGGACTTCCAAGAAAGAATGTCCAACACAGCCCACCAGCGACAGGTTAAAGACCTGCGCGCAGCGGGACTAAACCCCATCCTATCCGCCAAATATGGCGGAGCTTCTACACCGGCCGGGGCAATGGCACAGATACAAGACACCATAGGCCCCGCGGTAACATCAGCAATGTCTGCTCAAAAAACACAAGCAGACGTAGCACTAACCAACTCAAAAAACGCGATCGCGGTAACTGAGGGAATCCTCAAAAAGAACCTCGTAGATGGTTCAGAAGCTATAAAAATAATCAGTAGGAACATAAAAAACCTACTACTGGCAGCCGAAGAACACCTGGGGAACCCAACCAAAGACGGCTACAAGGAAGCCTTGCAGATGCTAGCAGACGGCATAGGCTCACTGCTCGGTAAGAGTCAGGAAGTAGGCCCAAAAACACTAAGTGCAATCACTCAAATTATCCGCAATTCCAAGCAGGAATTAAAAGACTGGATAATGCAAAAAAATGAAGCCCTGAAAAACTATCAGGGCCCCAACACGCGAATAAGGAAACCAGAATGAGCATAACAACAGCAGCACATCAACGGCGCCGGATATCAGTGGATAACTTCCCGGAGACGAAAACACAACAGCATCATAAGGACGATGTAAATCTTCCTAGGATAATGATGCGCTTCAAAAAAGAAGGCGTATTCCACCATGTAGCAAAGCAAATGGCAGCCTTCGGCGACTTCACTGATGTCGTAGACTTTCAGGAAGCGCAAAATATAATGGCGCAAGCGAGACAGACCTTCCTCGAGGTACCGCCAAAAATCAGAGAAAAATACAATCATGACCCCATGGCATTCGCAGACGCAGCAATGCTGCCGGAGAACAAAGCGGAGCTGGCATCCATGGGATTCGACACCTCTTACCTACCAGAACCGGAGCCCTCAGCACCACCCACAGACCCTCTGCCTCCACAGCAAAATCCTGCGCCGGAGACCACTCCAGACGCAGCATAAATATCAATCCTTGTCAAGCATTAATCGCTCAATGGTAGAAATCGTCGGTGAATGACACTCACCGGCGTTACTTTGAGCACCCAATATCCAAAAAAACCAGCATAAGCATAAAATTCTAAACCAACGCACTTGACACCCCCTTTCAACTTTCTACAATCGCGCTATGTACGCGAGAAATCTAATTGAGAAAAAAAACAATATCCTTCTAGAGATATTGATATTGCAGTTGGCCGGGGTAAAACACTCTCAGCAACCTCTCCCGGCAACTTCGCACATCACCCATATACTATCAGGCCATCCCACCCCTTGTTATCTAATGGCCCCACACGACCCAGACAAAGCTCATAATGGCTAACTGGGTCAAAAATAGGAGCACTCAATGCGACGCAGAAAACTCAACAAACGAAAGTCAAAGCGGATGTTCTCAAACACCGCGGCACGATCACACAAAAAGAACCAGCGCGGTGGCGCTCGCCCTATGCGTGGCGGCTACCGGCTGTAGTTCTTACCCTCAGTGCAATGTACAAGCCCAATCACGGCATGGCGACTTAAGTCCGACTGCCCGGGCATCACATTCACTAAAAGGAACGCCGCTCTGGATACAGAATTTGCTATCCCATGCGGCAGGTGTATCGGTTGTAAGGTTAATAAATCTCGGGAATGGGCTATACGATGTCATTTTGAGGCACGAGAACATGCAGAGAACTCATTCATCACCCTTACTTACGACCCCGAACACCTCCCAGTCAACGGCTCCCTCGATATCAGAGACTTCCAAATCTTCATGCGAAGGCTAAGGAAAAGCCTTGACAAAAAAATAAGCTATTTCGCCTGTGGCGAATATGGCTACGACGAGAATCAGCCTACAAAATTAGGAAGACCTCACTTCCATGCCCTGATCTTCGGCCACCAATTCCCCGACATAGAGCCCGTGGGACTATCCCACAACGGCTCACAACGCTATAAAAGCCAGACACTGGCCCAAATATGGGGAATGGGAAACATCGACGTAGGCGATGTAACACTACAATCTGCGGGCTACGTTGCCCGCTACACAACAAAGAAGCAGTCCGGCGGCCGGGGGGCGAAACATTATGTCAAAATATGCCCCATAACCGGCGAATATCACAACGTACTGCCTGAAATGCTGCTCTGCAGCAAAAAACCAGCTATAGGTCTCAATTGGTACAACAAGTACAAGACAGACCTCCAAAAAGGCTACATAGTTGTCCAGGGGGATAAATGCCCCATACCAAAATATTACAAAAAACTACTCGACCTCGAGGACAACATTAATTGGCAACTAAACAAAAGAAACCAGAGCAATAAATGCGACCCAACTAAAACAAACAGCTGGGAACAAATGGACACCGTCCGAAAAATACAACAAAACAAGTCAGACAGACTGATAAGGAATCAACAATGAAAATGCAAATGTACGTAATCTTCGACTCAAAGTCAGAAGTCTATAACAAACCTTTCTACCAATTAAACCATCAGGTAGCGAGGCGCACAGCCTACGATCTGCGACACGCAAAAGACACAGATATCAACAGGCACCCAGCCGATTACTCACTATTCCACATCGGCGAATACGACGATACAACAGCACAGATCGATCTACTGGCAGCGCCTAAGGTACTGCTAACCTTCATCGAAATACCGGAGAGAAGCACAAGGGAAAAAGCAGAATCAGACTACGCCTCTTACAAAGGCCCACAACATAAAACAGGATAAAAATCATGGCACGCTCAGTCCACTCGCACTCGTTCTCAGAAATACCACGCGCTGAAATACAGCGCTCATCATTCGACCGCTCACACGGACACAAAACCACGTTTGACGCCGGTCGATTAATTCCATTCTTCCTAGAAGAAGCACTTCCGGGAGACACGTTTAACGTGCGTACCGCAGGCTTCGTCAGAATGGCAACACCTATCTTCCCCATCATGGACAACATGTATATGGACACCCATTACTTCTTCGTCCCTAACCGACTGGTATGGGACAACTGGCACAAGTTCATGGGAGAAATAGAGGACCCTCAAATAGAGGACCCCCAAAATCCAATCCAATACCTGGTACCCATCGCAAACCCGCCAGAGGCCCTCGAGGCCGGAGACATAGGCGACTACATGGGACTACCGATCGGAAAAACCGGCGTAGAGGTATCAGCACTCTTTCATCGTGCGTACCGATTAATCTACGACGAATGGTTTCGCGACGAAAATCTACAGGACCCAATAATGACGCCGGAAATGCACGGCGATGGTCCTGACAATGGCGACAGCTACCAAACAAAAACAGCAATACGCGGCAAGCGTTTTGAC